GCATTTATAGCTCCCACATATCGTCAAGGTAAATCTATTGCTTGGGAATATTTAAAATTTTATACAAAGCCACTTATGTATTTAGGTGGAAATAGAAACGAAACAGAATTAAGAATAGATCTTTTTAACGGATCAAGAATTCAAATATTTGGTGCAGATAATCCAGATTCAATCCGAGGTATGGGATTTGATGCAGTTGTGCTGGATGAATATGCAATTATGTCTCCAAGAGTATGGACTGAAATAATTCGTCCTGCTATATCTGATAAATTAGGATGGGTATTATTTATCGGAACTCCAATGGGACATAATCAATTCTGGGAGATATATGACTTTGCTTTAAGAGGACATAAAGATTGGTATGCAAAGTTATATAGAGCTTCCGAAACCAAAGTGATTCCAGTTGAGGAGCTGGCACAGGCACGTGCCATTATGACTGAAGAACAATACGAACAAGAGTTCGAATGTTCTTTTACTGCAGCAGTCTCAGGCAGTTATTATGGAAGAATAGTAACTAAACTCGATAATAATGGGAATATCGGAGTCGTGCCTGTGGATGAAAATGTAGGTGTGGAAACATGGTGGGATTTGGGGATCGGAGATTCGACTGCTATCTGGTTTGTCCAAAGAATTGGTAATGAAATACATGTTGTAGATTATTACGAAACCTCTGGAGAATCATTAGCTCATTATGCAGATATTCTTGAGGATAAAGAATACGCATATAGTCGACATGTGGCACCTCATGATATAATGGCACGTGAATTAGGAACAGGTAAGTCTAGACTAGAAGTAGCAAACGAATTAGGAATAGATTTTGAAGTAGCTCCTAAATTAGAAGTAGATCATGGAATAGAATCTGTGAGAAATTATTTACCACATTGTTATTTTGATAGAGAAAAATGTAAAACAGGATTAGATGCTTTAAGACAATATCGAAAACAATGGGATGACAAGAACCAGGTTTTTAAGAATAAACCCTTACATGACTGGTGCTCACACGCAGCTGATGCCTTTAGGTATGGATGCGTACATGATCCAATAGATACAAGTGAATGGAATAAACCAATTAATGTGGACACAAAATATATAGTATGAAATCAAAACAAGAAATATTATCAGTATTAAATAGAGAAATTAGCAATGCATCAGGATTTATTGGTGGAGAGTTAGTAGCTAGAAGAAAAAAATCATTAGAATATTATTTGGGAATGCCTCTTGGTAACGAACAAGAAGGGCGCTCACAAGTTATATCTAATGATGTGTTAGACACAGTAGAAAGTTTAATGCCATCTTTAATGAGAATATTCACAGCAGGAGATAATGTATTTAATTGCGAAGGGGTTGGACCTGAAGATGATGAAATGGCTAGACAATGTTCTGACTATTTGAATTATATTTTTTATAAAGAGAACAAAGGATTCGTAGCCCTATACTCTGCATTTAAAGATGCATTAATACAGAAAAATGGAATTTTAAAAATTTATTGGGATGATTCTAATAAAACTGAAAGAGAAGAATATACAAGATTAACAGATGATGAGTTTGCTGATCTTATATCAGATCCTGAAGTTAAAGTTAAAAATCATACAGAATTTGAAGAACCAATTTTAGATGAAGATGGAAAAGAATTAGACAAAGCTAATTACCACGATTGTGTAATTGAAAGAACAAGACTATATGGACAAGTTAAAATAGAACCTGTTCCACCTGAAGAATTTTTAATAGAAAGAAGATGTAAAGATATTGAATCAGCTAACTTTGTTTGTCATAGAACAAATAAAACTAGATCAGAATTAGTTGAAATGGGTTATGATAAAGATTTAGTTGAAGGTTTACCAACAGGTGATTCAGATTATACAAGAGAAGATAAATTTGTTAGACATCAAAATATAGATTTTTCTCATGGACTACAAGATGGAGATAAAAGTAGTTCAGATATTTTAATCCATGAGTGTTATGTAAGAATGGATGTTAATGAAGACGGTAAATCAGAATTAGCAAAATTTCTTTTAGCTGGTGATGGTACTCATACAATATTAGATATGGAAGAAGTAGATACTATTCCATTTGTATCTATGACTCCAGTTATTATGCCACACAGATTTCATGGAAGATCTGTATCAGAATTAGTAGAGGATATACAGTTAATTAAATCTACAGTAATGAGACAAATGTTAGATAATATGTATCTAACAAATAATAATCGTGTAGCAATACAAGATGGTCAAGTTGCTATGGATGATTTATTAACTAATAGACCTGGTGGAATAGTTAGAACAAAACAACCACCTCAAAATGTTATGATGCCTATTCAGGCACAACCAATAACAGAACAAGCTACAACAATGTTGGGTTATCTCGATTCTGTTAAAGAATCAAGAACAGGAATTACGAGACAATCACAAGGGCTAGATGCAAATACTTTAAATAAAACAGCAACTGGACAAAACCAAATCTTAACACAATCGCAAATGAGAATGGAGTTAATTGCCAGAATATTTGCTGAAACAGGTATTAAAGATCTAGCCTTAAAAATGTTTGAGTTGGTATGCAAATATCAACAAAAAGAAAAGATCGTAAGAATTAGAGGAAAGTATATTCCTATGAGACCTTACGAATGGAAAGACAGAGTTAATGTTACAGTCCAAGTTGGGCTAGGAACTGGATCAAAAGAACAACAATTAATATTACTTAATGCTATATTAGAGAGACAAATGCAGGCAATAAACTTACAACAAAATGCATTTGGTCCTATGGTAAATCTTAGAAATATTTATAATACATTAAAGAAATTAGTTGAAAATGCAGGTTTAAATGGTGTAGAACCTTTCTTTATGGATCCAGAAGTAGGACAGGCTCAAATGCCAGAACTTCCACCTAAACCACCTTCTGAATTTGAGAAGGTTACTTTAGCGCAGGTTCAAGGTGAAAACCAAAGAGCACAGCTAAAAGCAGAAACAGAAGTTAAACGTATTGAGGCACAAATGAGACAAAATCTTTTAGACTTTGAATTAAAGATAAAAGAAATTGAACTTAAATATGGATCTAAAATAGACGAACAAGAATTAAAACGTAGATCTATGTTAGAACAAGAAGATTTAAAATCATCTGGTAATCTAATGAAAGAAATAGTAAAAGGACAAGATCAATTCTTTAATACACAACAGCAAATAGATGGACAACAAGGAAAAACAAGTAAGGGAAGGCAAGAGAGCTGAACAGCTCCTAAACGATCCCCTGCTTAAAACAGCATTCGAAGATCTTCTGGAAATTTATAAAACAGAAATCTTCAATACAAAATTCACTGAAAGTGAACAGCGTACATACCTTTGGGTAGCCTACAATTTAGTAGACAAAATCAGAGGACATTTACGAAGCGTCATGGAAAGTGGAAAACTAACTCAACAAGAGTTAGATCAATTAAATAAAAGAAGTTAAGCTAACGCAACTTCAATTACGTCAACCAACACGAAAGGAACGTTATGGCAGAAGCCAACAACATACAAGGTGCTGCTGAAAAGATTTCAGGACTACTGAATCCTAAAGAGGAAAAACAGGAAACTGAAGTTAAAGCAGAACCATCGGAAACACCTGAGAAACAGGAAGCTCCAGAAAGTCAACCAGAGTCTGAAGGAACTAAGGAGCAAGTAACTGAAAATACTGGGACAACAGAAGAAACACAAACAGAATTAGAGGAACAAGAACTCCACCGAGTCAAAGTACAAGGTCAAGAGTTAGAAGTTACCCTCGATGAACTGAAAGCAGGTTATTCTAGAGACTCAGATTATAGACAAAAAACTCATACTTTAGGGTTAGAAAAGAGAGATCTTGAAACCCAAAAGAATAGTTTGCGTCAATCTTATGACACTCGTTTATCAGAGTTAAATGATTTAATTGCAACTGCTGACGCTACTGTCAGACAACGCCAAGGAAGTGAAGATCTTCAAAAACTTTATGATGAGGACCCCACAGCTGCAGCCAAACTGGACTACCAGTTAAGACAAGAAACAAGGCAGCTAGAGGATGTCAGACATAAAGCTAGAGAAGCTCAAGCACATCAATACAATGAATTCCTTGCAACACAGCGAGAATTAGCAGCAACAAAAATACCAGAGTTTGCAGATCCAACTAAAACTGATTCATTTAAAATTAATATGCGTAATTCGTTACGAGAATATGGTTTTAGTGATGATGAAATAGGATCACTTGCAGATCATAGATTTCTTATGGTTACAAAGGATGCAATGAGCTATCAAAATTTGAAAGGTAAAAAACCTATCGTTCAAAAGAAAGTAGCTAATGCTCCTAAAGTAGTAAAAGCTGGTGTTGCAAAATCAGGTACGAGTTCTGGTAGAGAAGTTATAAGACAAAAGATTGGCAAGTTACGTAAGTCTGGGCATATTAAAGATGCACAGAATGCTATACTTGACATGATTAATCTTAAATCTCAACAAAGGAAATAAACAATGGCACAACCAACAAATACGTTTGATACGTATGATTCAATAGGTGAAAGAGAAGATC